CCTTCCGGCTGTATATCAATGGGGTGCAGGAGGCGTCAGCCGGCATCGGCGGCGCTATCAACAATTCCAGCAACGCATTCCGCATTGGTGCATTGGGTGAAGTCACCAGCACGCCGATGAGTGGTCGCATTGACGGTTTTCGCTTAAGCGTCGGCAAGGCGCGCTGGACCAACACATTCGAGCCGCCGCGGGTGCCCTACTTCAATGCCGGCGGCCGCGTGTGCGGCCTGTATTCCGCGCGCACGGTGGATGGCGGCTGGAAAATGTATGCCGGCACTACCACCAAGCTGTTCTCATGGTCGCTGGCGGGCTGGATCGATATCAGCCGCGTGGGCTTGCCCTACAACGTGGCACCGAATGACCTGTGGATGTGGGAGCAGTCAGGCGACAAGGTCGTCGCAGTCAATAGCAACGATTTCCCGCAAGTGGCGCCTGTTGACGGCAGCAGCGTCTTCGCCAACCTGGCCGGCGGACCACCGAAGGCTACCAACGTCAAGCAACTCGGCGACTTCCTGTTTCTGTCGGGGCTGGCGCCCGGCACCACCACCGGCACGGTGCCGATCGCCTGCAATAATCGCTGCATCGTCTGGTGTGGCATCAACGACATCACGATGTGGCAACCGGGCACCAACCTGTGCGACATGCAGGAATTTCCTGACGGTGGTCCGGTGCAAGGCGTGGCTGGCGGTGAGATAGGTTATGTGGTGCAGGATCGCACCGTCAGGACGGGGCAATTCATGCCCGGCGACACCACCTACATTTTTAGTTTCTCGCGGGCGCTGCACGACCGCGGCTCGGTGAGTAAGTACGGCTTCACCTCGATCGGCAACGTGCTGTATTTCGTGGCCGAGGATGGCTTCTATTCGATCAGCGGCCAACAGGTCACGCCGATCGGCGCCGACAATGTCAACGAGTGGTGGCTGGCCAATACCGACGCTAGCAGGCGCAACGTCATCCATTGCCTGGCGGGCGTGAACAAGCCGCGCATGGTCTGGGTGATGCACAATTCGACCGCCTCGCCAATGTACGATCGGGAAATGATCTTCGATTGGTCGAACGGCCGATGGACCAAGGCCGGTGTTGTCGCGCAAGTCTTTGGCCTGTTGTCAACGGCTGGGCTCGACCTCGACACCACCGGAGCGGAGTTGAACGATACCTGGCTGGACATCGAGCCGCTGCCGCAACCGCTCGACAGCTTCGCCTATATCGGCGGCCGGCCGCTGATCGGCGCAATTGATCCCAATGGTTTCCCCTCGACCTTGTCCGGCCCCAACATGGCGGCAACACTGGAAACCGGCGAGGTGCATCTGGTGCCGGGCCGGCGTGCGTTCGTGAACGAGGTTTACCCGGTGGACGACGCCGCCTCGGATGCGCCAGGTGAGATTGTAACCGGCACTCGGGAGCGGCTGCAGGGCGGTGCGCCGTTCTGGACGCCGCCGGTTCCCATCGAGCAGACGGTGGGCTCGGCCTTTGTGATGACCTCGGCGCGGCTGCATCGGTTTCGGCGGCTTATTCCCTACGCCTCAACATGGACCCACGCCCAGGGCGTGGCGGTCAGTGTGCAACCGGATGGCGATGGCGTCACGTTATGACCGAGGATTTGCGGCCGCCATACCGCATCGCCTTTGATACCGCGCGCGATCCCTACGCCGCGCGTAATGCACTTGGAATTCTTGGCCCTGGCGGAACCCTCGTTCCCAGCGGCGGTGGCGGTGGAGCGCCACCCGGCGCGCAATACATTGTCGCAGCGGCCGATCCGACCCTGACCGCCGAGCGGGTGCTGACCAACACGGCGACGATCACCTGGGATTTCTCCACCCCGGGGCAGGCGAAGGCGTCCACCGCGGCTGGCGGCGGCAACGTCAGCAACTCGGGCACGCCCACAGCCGGGCAATACGCCAAGTGGGTCACGGCAACCACCATCCAGGGCGTGGCGCCGGCGATGGTGCTGGCCGACATCGGCGCGCAGCCCGCCGGCAACTACCAGCCGCTCGATGGCGATCTGACCGCCATTGCGGCGCTGGCCGGCACCAACGTGATTTACTATCGGTCGGCGGCTGACACCTGGACCGCGGTCACGATCAGCACGGGCCTGTCATTTAGCGGCGGCGCGCTCTCCTGCACGGTGAGCACGGCGGGATCACAGCCGCTCGACGCCACGCTGACTGCGTTCGCTGCCTACAACACCAACGGTCTGCTGACGCAGACGGCGGCCGACACCTTCACCGGCCGCACGCTCACCGCACCGGCGGCCGGCATCACGGTCACCAACGGCAACGGTGTGGCCGGCAACCCGACACTGGTACTGGCGGATGACCTGGCGGCGCTGGAGGCGCTGGCCGGCACCAACACGATCTACTACCGCAGCGGCACCTCGGCCTGGACTGCGGTCACGATCGGCGGCGGCCTGACGTTCACCGGCGGCACACTGGCGGCATCGGGCGGCGGCGGTGACGTGTTTCTGGCCGGCAACAACACGTTCACCGGCGACAACTTTTTTGCCGGCACCAGCAAGAAGCACGTCATTGCCCACACTGCTGCGCTCACCAATGACAATTCCAATGTGCAGGTTAACGGCAGTGCGACAACCGGGGCGCTCTCGATCACGGCATGGTCGGCGGCAACGGCCGCGGATCAATCAAATCTGTATCTGCAACGCAGCCGCAATGCGACTGTCGGCACCCGCACCGCGGTAACGACCAACGATAACCTTGGTGGCGTCACGTTCCGCGGCGATGACGGCGCGGCATTTCGTGATGCCGCGCAGGTTTCAGCGGTTGCCGATGGCGCGTTTTTTGGTTCCGGTCTGCCAGGGAGGATGCTTCTAAGCACCGCCGCGGCCGGCGGCACCATGACCGAGCGCATGCGGATCGACAGCGCCGGTGCGGTGACCATCACCAGAACGCCACCCGCTGCCAGCGACAACACCACCAATGTCGCGACAACGGCGTGGGTGAATTCGTGGACCGCGGCACGCTCGTTATTTCGCGCCACCATGTCGGCCAACCAGACGGCGTTCGGGGCCGGGGCCTATGCACAGGTGATATTCAACACCGCCGGGCAGAACGTCGGCGGGCACTACAACACCGGCAACTATCGGTGGACGCCGCCGGCTGGCCGCGTGATGCTGACCGCCAACATCTGGACCGGCAACGGTACGTCCGGCGGCTCCATTCTGGCCGACATCCGCAAAAACGGTGTGGCGTTGAACACGGCTGTGCAGACAATTGCGGCGAGCACGAATACCGGCATTTCGCTGGCAACGATGGATGTCGCCAACGGCAGCGACTACTACGAAATGTTTTTTCAATTCACCCTCGTCGGTGGCGGTGGTGGCACCGTCTTCGCCGCCAATTCATGGTTTGCCGGGGCGCTGCTGTAACGGGAGAAAAGCATGGCACTCACCTATGAGGAAAGCGCGGCGCTGATGGCGGATATCGCGTTCCGCGACCGGATCAAGGTGGCGTGCCTGCGGTATACCGACTTCATCATGGCCGAGGCCGCCAGTGTGCCGGCACACAACACGCGCGTGAAATGGGCGCAGAACACGATGCAGGCGCCCGACAGCGCCGCCATGCAAGTGCAGCCGACCGTCGTGATGGACCCGCAAGTGCAAACCGATGGATCTACCATCACTGACGCTGCGTTGCAGACGGCAGTGGAAACCAGCATCAACAAGATGCTGTGAGGGAATAGGTCATGCCCGGCGAAAACATCCAAGATTGGTCAACGGCTGCGGCCAACAACGGCACCGCCGACAGCGCAATCAACTGGGCTGAAGGTCAGCCGAGGAACACCGTAAACAACTCCGCGCGCAGCATGATGGCGGCGATCGCCAAGGACCGAAACCTGCAGAATTCGTCGATCGTCACCGGCGGCAGCGCCAACGCGCAGACGTTCTTTTCCGGGCTCAACTACACCGCGCCTATTCCAACCGGCTTGCGGGTGCTACTCAAGATTGGACCCAGCCTGACCAACACCGCTGCCGTCACGTTGGAAATGGACGGCCTTGGCCCCGTGGCGATCAAGGATCAACTCGGGGCCGACCTCGCTGCCGGCGCCATTGTGGCCGATACCCGCGTCGAATTCATCTACAGCGGCACTAACTGGATTTTGCTTGCGGCCATGACGGCGCCGACCGCGGCCTTGGGCGACAACGATACTACCATTGCCAACACGGCATTCGTGCAGGCTGCAATCGCCGATGCCCAGGCGACAAAATCGGCATTCGTGGCGACCATGGGTGGCACTGACCAGGTATCCTGGCCGGCGGCCAATTGGATCGTCGGCCTGTTCACCACAGAGGTCGTGGATATAGGCTCGCACTACAACACCGCACTGCAACTGTGGCAACCACCGGCCGGGCGCGTGATCGTCGGCGGGCAGGGTTACTTTTCCAACATGACGGCAGGCAGCTATGCCAGCATCGGCATCTACAAGAATTCGGTGCTGTTCCGGCAGATGATTGCGCCTGCGATCCTCACCGTCGCCAACATGCAGATCACGACTGAGGACACCGCCAACGGCACAGACTTCTACCAACTCTTTTTCAATCCGGCCGCAGTTGGGGGCGGCGGTGCCACGCTTAACGGCTCACCGATCAACAGCGTGTTCTACGGGCATATGGTCTAGTGCGCCTTGTCGCCATCCCGCTGAACGAGCACGAAGCGTGGGCGCCGCATTGGTTGCCGTTTCTGCCGCGCATTGCACAGCGCACGCACGAAAGCATCGCCGACCTGGTCGGTCAGATCGCACGCCGCGAGGTGCGGCTGTTGCTGGTGATGGACGGCGACAAGGCAAAGGCGCTGGTCGGTGTTCGCATCCATCAACAGAACGGCAAGAGCATCGGCGACATGATCTGGCTTGCCGGGTTCGACCGCGAGCAGTGGCAGAACCTGCTGCCGGAATTCGAGCAGATGCTGCGTGATGCCGGCTGTGTGATATGCCGGCCGATCTGCCGGCCCGGCTGGTCGCGCTATCTCAAGAAGAACGGTTATTCGCTCAAGCACGTCATCATGGAGAAACCGCTATGAGCAGCGGCGGCCAGACACCTGTCACCCAGCAAACGCAGCAAACCAGAGATCCTTGGGCGCCATCGCAAATAGGTTTGCAGACGGCGATGAACCAAGCGATGTTCCTCAACAACAACGACATCGGCTATCAGCCGTATGCCGGCTCGACGCAGGCCGCGATAGACCCGACCCTGGGCGCAGGGCTTGCCAGCATGGCAAACACCTATGCCGCCAACCTTGGCGGCTCGGCCGGCGTCAATGCGGGGCGCACGCTCGGCACCAATATGATCCAGAACGAGGGTTTAAGCGGCCGGCTGCAATCACTCTACGACCAGGCGCAAGGCCAGCAAAATCCCTTCCTGCAGAATATCCTCGACACCAGCAACCGACGCATCGGTGATCGCATCAATGCGGGCATGAGCGGTGCCGGCCGTTATGGTTCCGGTCAACATACCGATGTGATGGCGCGGGCGCTGGCAGAGAGTGCCGATCCGATCCTGGCGCAGGACTACAGCCAGCGGCAACAGATGATGCAGCAGATCGCTACCGGCGGCTTGGAGCGGGCGGGGCAATGGGCGCAACTAATGCCGAAACTCGATGAGGCGCAACTGGCGCCGGCGCAGGGCTTGGCCACTATCGGGCAGTTCAATCAGGAACGCGCGCAGCGCACGATCGACGATCAGATCAAGCTGTACAACGCGCAGCAGGCGCGGCCGTGGGAGCAGATCGCACGGCTCAATGCCATTTATGGCCAGGCTGGGGCTTTGGGGGGCAGTCAGTTCGGCACGCAGACCACACCGATCAACCAGCCGAGCACCATGCAGAAACTGTTCGGCGGCGCCGCGGCGGGCGCCGGCATCGGCGGCTCGTTCGGCGGCTTGCCGGGGGCTGGCATCGGTGCCGCCGCAGGCGGCCTGCTCGGGCTACTCTGATGCCACCCCCCAGCCTGTGGGATTACTTACGGCCACCACCGTCCAATCCGTTCGGGCCGTTCAACAGCCGGGTGACCTACTATGCACCTGGCCCTGGCGACCGCATGGAAGGCGGCTTCGAAACCTCGCGGCCAAATCCAGGGACCGGCCGGCGCGTGCCGTCCACGCTCGATGACGTGCGCCTGGGGGTGTCGCCATTCGTGACGGTGGCGGGCGATCCCTCCCGCTACGGCCAGACCGTCAAGATGGGGCCGCTGACCTACACCAGCCCGATCGACCAGAAATCCTACACGCTGCCCGACGTGACGGGATACGTCCACGACACCGGCAGCGCCTTCCGCGGCCGTCCCGACAAGTTGGATGTCGCAGCCGGCGATTATCGCGGCTGGAGCCCGCAGGCGGCATCGGCCGCGGTGCAGGCCGACGCCGGACGGCGCACAGTCACCCCGCTCGAGGGCGACGAGGCCGACCGGGCGCTGCGGCCGGTCGGAATGCCGGAACCATGGCGGGCGACCGGCGAGGGCGAGAGCCCGACCGAAACAGCCATGGCATCGGGACCACCACAGCAGAGGCAGAAGACAATGGCGAATAGCCTCATGGATATGTTCCAGCCGCGGGACGCCGCCGGTGAGCAATCGAGTTTTGCAGATGCGCTGCAAAGCCGGTCGAATTCGCTGATCGGCCTTGGCCTCGGGCTGCTGCAGCCATCCAACCCGCTGCGCGGCCAATCCTCCTGGGGCAACGCCCTGGAGGGCTTCCAGGCCGGCGCCGGGCTCGATGCGCGCACGGCACAAGCGGCGGCGCTGCTCAAGGAGCGCCGCGCCGAGCGCGCGCAGGCGCAGGCCAACCTGCAGATCACCGACGCCCAACGCGCCATGCGGGACGTGCTCGGGCCCAATGCCAGCCCGGAAGCAAAAGCCGATTTCATGAAAAACTACTACGCCAGCAAGACCGATCCCGGCGGCTGGATACTCAAGGACATCATCGATCCGAGCGATCCCGAGGGCGAGCGCAAGATCACGGTGCAGGAGCACAACCGAACCGGCCAAATCCGGCCGCCGCAACTACCGGGGCAGATCAGCACCGCGGCTGGTGCGGCGCCGGCCACCAATTGGTCCGGCAGCAATGCGCCGGTCTATGGCGAGGGCGGCGGCGGCTTCAGCGTTCCGTCCAACCAGGCGGCGGCGGCGGGCCAGCAGCCGCAACAAAGGGCGCGGCCGGCAATCACGGGGGCAAGCGGGATTGTTTACACGCCGCCGGCCGGCCTGAACAAGGACGCCTACAAAGCATGGCTTAACCACATTGCCACCAATGAGGCGAAAATTGCCGGCGGCGAAATGACCAACGACCAGGCGTTGTCGAGCATGTATGGCGGCCAGATGCGAATTGCCGAGGATTTGGTGCGTGGTGTTGAAAAGGAGGGATTGAGCGTGCCCGCCAAGGGCCTGGAAAAGATGCCATGGGGAAGCGGCAATCTATTTCAGAGCAAGGATTTTCAGAAATACCAGAGCGGCAAGGATGCATTCATCAACAACAAACTGCGCCGGCAGTCGGGCGCGACCATTCGCGACGATGAATACTACCGCGAGGAAAAGATTTATTTCCCGCAGCCGGGCGATGATGAGAAGCGGATCGAATACAAGCGCGCATTACGGCAGGATGCCATCAAGCGCATGGAACAGGCAGCAGGCGGGGCTTATTTCCAGCCGCCGGCCTTGCCAGGGCAGACGCCAGCGGCCCCCGGTGGCGGCGGATCGTCAAGCGGCACGGTTCGATGGGGCCGTGATGCTCGGGGCAACCCGGTGCCATTGCCATGATTGTTGAATTCGAGGGCCAGAAGCACGATTTTCCTGACAACTTCTCCCAGGAGGATATTGCCAAGGCGCTCGGCACCTACAAGCCGACCACGACAGGCGAAGCGGTCGGCCACGGCATCATGCAGGGTGCCTCGTTCGGGCTTCGCGATGAGGGCCAGGGGCTGATCGAGGCCGGCGGCGGCGGTGGCCCGGAAAACAAATACAGCCGGGATGCGCTGACCAACCTCGGCTACCTGGCGCGCGGCGCCTACCGCAAGCTGACCGGCGATCCCGAGGCCGAGGCCCGCTACAAGGCGGCGACCGAGCGCGAGCGCGCCTACAGCAAGCAGATCGAGCAGGAGCACCCCGGCGCCTATATCGGCGGTCAGGTAGGGGGTGCGCTGGCCACGCTGCCGGTGGGCTTTGCGGCGCGTGCACCAACCATGCTGGGCTGGGGTGGCCGGCTGGCGGCCGGTGCCAAGACCGGCGCGCTGACGGGCGCGCTGACCGGCTTCGGCGAGGGCGAGGGGTTGGAAGACAGTTTGAAGCGCGCGGCGATCGGCGCCCCGCTGGGCGGCGCGATCGGCGGCCTTGCAACGCCGCTGGTCGAGGGCCTGGCGCGCAGTGCGGGTGCATTGGCGTCCTACCCGGTCAGCGTGGCGCGCGGCCTGCTGACGCCTGGCGCGGCCAGCGAGCGGGCGATCGGCCGGGCACTGCAGCAGGCGGCTCATTCGGACCCGAGCGGCATCAACCGGATCACCACCGGACAATTCGTCGGCGGCCAGGCGCCGGCCGATGCGGTGATTGGCGATGTGCTGGGCGAGCCCGGCCGCAAGCTGGCGCGATCGGCGGCCAATATCTCGCCGGAAGCCAAAGAAACCATGAACCAGGCGCTCAACGCCCGGGGCGAGGCGCAGGGCGCGCGGGCAATTTCGTGGCTGGATAATCAATTTGCCTTTCCCAACGCGCACGCCCAGCAGCAGGCGCTCGACGCCACCCGGCGCACCGCCAACAATGCGGCCTATGACGCGGCCGAACGTGCCGGTGCCGGCGGCCTGTGGGGGCCGGAATTCGAACGGCTCGCCTCCAGCGGGGAGGTGGCCGACGCCATGCGTACCGCGATCAAAACCTCGCAGAGCGAAGCGGTGCGGCGCGGCATGGGCGGCTTCAATCCGAAAATCAGTTTCACCCCTGACGGCCGCATCCAGTTCAACCGCGGGCCGACCGGCGTGCCGACCTACCCGGATCTGCGCTACTGGGATCAGGTGCGGCGCGAATTGAGCGATGCGGCACGCAAGGCACCCCGTGGCAGCGAGGAGGAAATGCGCCTCGGCGGCCTGGCCGAGCAGCTTAACGCCGCGCTCGACGCGCGGGTGCCGGCCTATCAGGTGGCCCGCCGCACGGCGGCCGGCTTCTTCGATGCGCGCGATGCGCTGCAAGCCGGGCAGAAGTTTGCCACCGAGCGGTATGCCAACGAAGGGGCGCAGGCTGCAATCAGGGAAATGAACGCTACCGAGCGGGCGCTGTTCCGCGACGGCTTCATATCCCGCACAAAGGATGTCCTGGGGGCCACCCGGGACGTGCGCGACATCACCAAGATCATCGGCTCCTCGCAGGAGAGCCGGGACAAACTGGCGATCGCGCTCGGGCCGCAGCGGGCGCGCGAATTCCAGGCTGTGCTGCGCGGCGAAGAAATCATGCAGAAGCTGAAGGAGGCGGTGCAGGGCAACTCCTCGACCGTCATGCAACTGCTCGGGGCGGGCGCTGCGGGCGCCGCTGGTGGCGGCTATCTCGGTTTTGACCCCACCACCTCGGGCATCACCAGCGCGCTCGCCGGTGGGCTCAAGAAGGGCGCTGACGCCACCATGGCGCGACACATCACCCGGCTGATGATGTCGCGAGATCCGGCGGTGCTGCAGGCCGGCATCCGGCAGCTTGCCCGCAATGCCCGCAATCTGGAAATCATGCAGCGGGTGAGCAACGCGATCACTCGCGCCGCTGCCCAGCAGGGGGTCGAGCACATCCCCGGCCGCCAGGCTGGCGGGC